GATAGATTAATTTGATTCCAAATACCTTTTTGAACATCCGGGCTTAAAGTATGAAAAATAGAAGCGAGTTCTTTTGGAAATCCAACTCTTTCTAATTGCTTGGTCTGCATTTGATTGGTTTTATGAGATGCTAATGTTTGTAAAACTTGTCCAATATCAGAACCAATATTTGATGCTAAACTATTTCTACCAGGTAACATCCCTAAAAAATTTGCCATAATATCTCCTTTTATCGTCCGCCATATCCAGCAGATATAGAATTTAAAATATCATTATATCCTAATGGTTGACCTGAAAGACCTTGGACTGAGAATGGCGCTTGACTATTATTCGTAAATCCAAATGAATTACCTTGCGTTACGCCACTACCACCCAATCCAGAAATAAATCCTTGTTGTTGTTGTTGCTGTTGACCTATTCCCAATCCTGATAATCCACCTAAAGCAGCACCTGCAGGTCCACCAGTTGCATATCCTATAGCAGCATTAATAAGAGGTTGTTTGACAGATTCAAAAATATTACGTTGTCCTGAATTCTGTCCAGGTGCAATACCATAATCAAATTGAGGACGAAGTCCTGCAGTTAAAAGATTGAATATATTATTCGATTGTAAACCTTGTTCTTGTATTCCATGTTGAGATCTTAAAGCAGCAAGAGCTTCTTCTAATTCAGCTTGAGATCCACTTAATGCACTTAAAAAATCAGGAGAACTTAATGCGGATCCACTATTTCCTATACCAGCAAATCTATTAGCTAATGAAGGTATAGCATTTTTAGAAAAATTGGTTCTGGCTCTATTTTCGATTGCATCAAAACTTGATCCTTGTCCTGGTATATTAAGACCTTGTAAACCTTGTGGCAATAATGATGATAATAATTGTAATATCTGTTGTTGCTGTGGTGTATTCGTATTAATTGATACGGGTTGTGCTTCAGTTGATTTAAAGAATGATGCTTTAGGTTGAGTTCCAAAAGGAACTGGTGTTCCTGTCGCTTGAGCTTGAGCGATTGCTTGTTGTTGCTGTTTACCAAGAGCAGATTTTTGATTCTTAGCGCGTGATTGAGCTTCTGCTTTAACTTGTTTTGTCGTTAGTCTTCCAGCGTTTGCCATTATACCTCCTTTATTGCTTTATATATTCTAAAACTACATATGTCGTAGTGTATTGTGAATAAGTCGCTGAAGTTGTAATTACTACATCATTCTGATCTACATATAATTCTATATTCTTAACTGATGTAGCACTAGCATAAGGTAAAGGAATTCCAAATAGATCAATTGGATTCGTAGCACAACCATAAATTTTAGTAAAAGAATATGAATTACCAAAGTCAATATAATGTGGAATTCTTTTAGTACTACTATCAGGCAATGATCCACATACTATAAGTTTCCTAAATACCTGTATATCATCATTTGTAAATGTCTGCCCATTTACAAACTCTAATTCAACAAATATGCCACTATCTTTTTTGTTAAGAGCTAAAGCTATTTGATTCATATTTTCATAAAGTTTAACTAAAACATTTCTTAACTGTTCATCTTTAGTTAATGATTCAACAAAATATAGATCCCAAACATTAGTTGTTGGAATGAATAAACCGGTATTATCTCTAAAAAATGCATCAAATTGATTAGCCATTACACATCCCCTTGCATCTCTATCCCAAACATATTAACTTTAATATGTTTATATGATCCACATTCATAAAAACCTCTCCTTTTTTAGCCATATCTTTCACGAGGTATGGCTTTTTCTATTGCATTCTGCTCGTTGGAGTCGCATAAAATACCATAGCATTCAATTGGAAATCTTGTAAGGCTACATATTCTATCTGACCGGTCGTTGTTGTTAAATCGTAATTATACATTTGAGAATTATTCATATATATCTGCAATTGTACGCATTGGCCTTCAGCATAAAGATACACGGGATGCCATAGTCTTGATTGAAACCTCTCAAGAGGCGCTAAAGATGGATCATATGGTTTTGTATCAAGTGTACCATTACCAGGAAGTGGGCCAGGACTCGCAAGAGTTCCTAATCCTTCACTAACTAAAGATAAGGTAGTAGAGGAAACGAGATAATCTACAGTCACTTGGCCATTTTCAGTTTTATCTACTAAGAAATCGACGCGTGGAATATAGATATTACGATCTTCTGATGTAAAGAAGTTATATTGTTTCGTTAATAAATTGATATTACTTACTCTTGCTACTGTACCGCCACCAATATATGTTCCTGTCATTGTCATAGGTTGGCCAAGATTATCTAAAGATGTGACAGTAATAGAATTAGGAGTTCCAGAAAGAAATGGATCGACAGATACTCGAGCAACAACTCTATCAAGTGTATTACCCAAAGAATCAGTAAAGGTAACCCCTCCTACGGAGCCTAATAACACAAAGTCATTAAACGCTAGGTTATGATTAATAACAGAAAGAGTAGCAATACCACCACCAGATAAAGCCATATTTGTAATCTGTAATCCAGGAGCATTCTCGGCAACATCCGATTTAAGAGCTACTATATATCCTTCTTGATTACCAGCAACAACACACTTGAATTTAACATTGGTATCAGCGCTAGCATTATTATTCCATAAAGCTAAGTTTTGAGCCCAAGGCGTTGTTGTCTCACCCCATGTAGCACCAGGAGTATCAAGTTCTAAAAGGGTATAACCAAATGATGTAAATGAATCATCATTAATGCCCCAAGCATTTGAAACATAATTGAAGGTTAATACTTTATTCGGAAAATAAAAGTTACTATCTCGTACTTCAGATGGATAAGTCCAATAAACCATTTCAGTATAATAATCACGAATACCAGCAATCCTTAAAGTTCCTTCTTCATCATTATGAAAACTAAATATTAATGATGGTATCTTACTATCAATACGTTCTACATTATTACCAGAACATGCATGTATACCAACATTACCTATTCCTAATACTACTTGATCAAAAGGAACTTCTGAGAATGTAGATTTTGCACCTAATTCAGTATTAATTTTTTGCCATACAAATGGTTGAACTTGATTACCTGTAAATGCTAATTCATAAGTTGAAAATTCGAAATATACTATAAGTCTATCTCTAAGAAATTGGGCTGTCTTAATGGCTTCTTGAGTTGGAGCATCTGTTGCACTACCATATCCTGGAACATCCATCATCCATTGCGTAGGGAAAGATGGATCTCCAATACCCGAATACCTAATTCTATTAACATAAGTTTTATCTACGCCATTCACATTTTCAACTGTATTTAATAATAGGAGTCTACTTTTAAACTGAACAATGATTAGACCAGTTCTAATAAAATTATTACCTGTGAAATATATAGATGTATTAGGCATTGCACCTGTGAATGTATACATACCATTTGCAGTATTAAATGTACCCGATCCCATAATATCTGTGCCGTTTATACTACTTGTAGATAATGCACCATTAGAAACAACTACGGCAAATGCCGTATTGCCAATAATAAATACTTGACCTATAAATCCAGTCGCTCCAGGAACAGTTCCCGATGCATTTCCTGATCCATCAGTCGTTGCTATAATAGTTCCACGGCTATAATTTAAAACTGGTTTATGCCACGTAGTTCCATCGAAAAATCTTATACCATCTGCTGGTACAAAATTAGTTGTCCATAAATTATTTAAATCAGCTGTGGCACCTTGATAATTCGTCGACCAGAAGAAATTATAATCCGTACCTGTCCATACTGAAGTGCCAGCTGTCAATCTCACCCAAAAATTAGTTGGGATATCGAAGATGTAGGAGAATTGAGTATCAAATGCAATCGTTGAAAAATCATTTGCATTACCTAAAAGATACTGAGTGATACCCATGATTGGAGTTGCCGGATAGAAAAATACCGAAACGCCGATCTGCGAATTAGAAATAGATACTTGACCAGTGGTAGTATTATAAGTTCCCGTAGCTGCTGAAGTTGATAGCATTGATGCTGGTGTACCAGTTTGATAAACTGTAAATATATCAGGATTAGGACCTACTGAAAATAGCTGTCCTATTTCAAATTCTACTCCTGGAACTGTACCACTAAAGCTTCCTGACCCATCTGTTGTTCCCATAAAAATTCTTACACGAGAATTTAATTGTGAATCACCTAATAAAATAGATCCAAATCTTTTCCTAACCCGTCCCCTATAAACATACGCATTCTCTAGTGTCTCAAATGCATTATCATTAATTAACCAAGGCTTCAAATTCGTCTGGAATCCAGAATTTTCATCCGTAAATCCAATAAGAAACTTTTGTACTGCCATTATACACTCCCTAATGCTAACCAATAAACACTTGTAGCAAAGTTTGTAGAATTAACCTGTAAGTTAAATTGCGTTGTCGTGAAATTATTAACGTAGGGAAAGGCAGTTGTGAGATTGGTATAATTACCGGTTGGTGTAAAGTAAATTTGATAAGGAGTTGATCCAAATGTAGGAAATCCACCACCTGAAGGAAACACAATAGTATTAGCGCCATTTACAACACCAGTTTTAAGTCCCCACATCATAAATATAGTTGGCGACATAAATGAATATCCAGGAGATGCTGCACCTCCTCCACCATTAGCACCACCACCAGTTAATTGCACAATAGATCCATTAGAAGGATATCGATAAAATATCTCCGCTGGATTAGGTCCGGATGGAGTTGATTTAGAATAAACTGCCATTTCACCAGCTAATGTTGTAGGATCAGAACCCTGAAGAGGAAATGTAGTAAATGTATGCTTACCAAAGTCAGTTGGATTATTAAATCCCACATGATTAACATTAATTAATTCCGCAATAGCCTGGAAGTTACTCATAATTGGTACTTGAGTCGCACTAATCTTTTGTCCTGACTGAGGAATATTTGGAGAGAATGTATAATTTGACATAATAACCCCTTATATACCAATTAAAGTAACTTGAATTTGAGATATAGTGCTATTAACATTAAACGGTCCACTATAATACATTTGCCCCGAACTATTATTTATAATATTCATACTATAATTAGGGATTGCTTCAAACTGAGCAGTCAATTGTACATTGAATGGAGTTTGTGTAAATGAAGGAACATTGACACCACCAATAACTCCTGAAGGGAAAGTAATAGTATAAGGAGAAGTTGTAGTTTTTGTTACATAGTTAGATACGGTGAAACTCATAATTAATATACCATTCGATAAATATTGCCACCATCCAAATACTGCACTTCCTAAAGGAACAGAAGTTGTTGCTATAAAATTACCTCCTGATGTTGCACCTGTTCCTCCTGAAGGAGTTGAAGTTACACCAGTGAGTTGTACAACATTACCATTATTAGGATATCTATAAAATAACTCTGCTTTATTCGCACTACTACCTACAGATTTAGAATATAAGGCCATTTCAGTTGATAATGTTGAAGGATCTGAAGATTGTTCAACATAATTAACAAATGCATGTCGTCCAAAAGTATTCGGTGTATTAAATGGTATATGATTAATTGCTAAAAGATCTTGTATATCTTGAAAGTTTCCCAAAACTGCTGGTTGCGTATTATTAATTTGTTGGTTCGCTTGAGGAATATTTGGAATATAGTTTGTAGTTAATGACATATTATATTCCCATCAATAAGAAATTAAAATTAACAACTTGAGATGCTGAAGAAGCATTTTGCAATGAAACAGGTAAACTAGAATTAACAGGTTGGCCAG